GAGTATAATTTTTTAAAAATATAAAACAATAGGAGAAATACAATGGCTTATATTAACACAGCGGCAGGCCAGGAAGCAGTTTTACAACTGTTTAACCTCGGCGTTGCAGACGCTTTTGATGAAGTTGCTGCCAATGTTGTTACTGTTCCTTTTATGCAGGATATAACTGTAAATAACTCAACTGGCACATTTAGATTTAAAACTCTAGCAAGTGGATCAGAAAGTGTTGTTACTACACCGGCTACTAACCAATTATCTTTGAACGCAATCGTCGACGATGCAGTGTTCTTTGGTAATGTTGATAATACTACAGACGGTGCCTTAGTAACAAACGGAGTTCTTGGAACAAGTAAAAACAAGACCAAAGTTGGCTTTAGAGCCTACTTCGACGGAATCGATTCTGGTTCTAGATACATGGAAGGTGTAGGATTTATTAGTGGCTTAGCGCCAACTGTAAACCCTGACTCACCTCTATGGATCACACCAGTATCAGTAGAAGTTGATGGCGACTTTACAAGTGCATTAGTTCCTGCTTAAAGCAAGAACATAAAGAGTGGTGGGGGCAACCCCACTACTTTCTTTTAGGAGAAAACAATGATTAAAGAAAGAACAATACGGTATTTCCATATATGGGCAGAAACTCACAAGATGAGTGAAGAGTTCACATGGGAAGGCAAAAAAATTAAAGGATCTGAATTCAAGAAATTGCTTAACGGTGATGCCCCTAAAGCAGAGGCTAAACCAGCACCAATCATTGAAGAGCAGGTAAATATAGATATAGATATAGAGGAAGAAGAAAATGCAGATATGGGAAAATCACTCGACGGAAGAGATTCTTAAGAGTATTGAACAAGAATTAGCAAAAGCACAGAATGAATTAAAATGTGCGTATGCAGATATACACAAAGCAACGAATAGACTGAGTTTCACAATCTCAGGCTTACATTCGCTTAAAAAAAGACATTTAACTAAAGATATGGAGAAATAAATGAAGATCACAGAATTAACAGCAAAACCCACCCTAACTAAAATTATACTAGACGACAAAGAACTAGTGACCAAATACGGCGAAGAGATCGAGTTTTGGGTATGGGATCGTCAACCACTAGAAAAGTATGTTGCTATGGCACAGAACGGTGGTGACACAGGTGCAGTAATGGACCTAGCAAAGGATATGATCCTAGATGAAAAAGGCAACCTTGTAATGGAAGGCGATAACACTCTTCCAAGCGACATTGCTATGAGAGCATTAACTAAAGTAATTGAGACGCTGGGAAAGTAAGTAGCACCAGTGTTGACGAGAGCGATCCAGGTCTCGTAATGGCTATTACTGTTGATGCTATGGCAGAACGATATGGCAAGTTGCCATCTGAAGTATTGCGAGATGCTTCAACAGTGGATCTGATAGTGTTTGATGTAGCAGTTAGTTACAGAAATCACCATCAGAATAAAGCAAAAGGTGTCGCAGACACTAATGATTATAGTCAAACAGACTTAGAAGAGCGATTTGATCGTGTGAGGAAAAAGGATGAGGGTTGATACAAAACAGTTTGATCTACTAACTAAACAGTTAGAACAGTTAGCACCTTCCAGCGTAAAAGAGGCTGGTGTTTATTTCAAACGTATCACTCCCATAGACACAGGTAATGCTAGAAACAAGACCACCACAAAGAAACAAACCATAGAAGCAAATTATGGTTATGCTGGGGCACTTGATGAAGGCAAGAGTAGACAAGCACCTGATGGAATGAGCAATCCTACTATAGTCCAATTGACAAAGATTATTAACAATAAGGTTGGGAAACTATAATGGCTAAGAATATAAAAGTATTTCTAGAACTAGACACTTCAAAGTTTGATCGTAATTTAGCGACAAGCACCAAAGGTGTAACAGGCATGAAGAAGAGTTCGGATGGACTTGGAGTAGGCCTCAAAGCATTAGCCGCTGTAGGTGCAACAGCATTTGCATTCAAAGGCATTGTAGCCACAACTGCTAGATTCGAAGACTTACGAACAACCCTCACATCAGTAACAGGATCAGTTAATGCTGGTGCAGACGCATTCAAAGATATATCAAAGTTTGCCACAAGCACCCAGTTTGGTATTGAAGAATTAACCAACACATATATAAAATTAAAAACAGCAGGCATTGAACCAACAGAAGCACTGTTGACCACATTCACTGACACTGCGGCTGTTACCACAGACCAGATAGGAACACTAGAAGCCATGACTGATTTGTTCTCAAGAACAATATCGGGTGGTTTAGGACTAGAAGAACTTAACAGGCTTGCAGACAGAGGCGTTCCGGTATTTAGAATACTAGAACAACAAATGGGACTCACTAGATTAGAAGTTGCTGAGTTTGGTAAGACAGCAGAAGGTGCTCAAAAGATCACTGCCGCACTTACTAAAGGACTTAACTCAGAGTTTGGTGGAGCAACACAAGACAGACTGAAAAACTTATCAGTGTCAATGAGTAACTTTGGCATTGCCACAACAAATGCCGCAGATGTATTTGGACAAGGCTTTTCACCAGCACTAAATGGAATAACAACTCAATTAACAGACTTTATCACTGCCAACGAAGATGCAGTAGTTGCTATGGGCGAACTAGTAGGCGATGGCTTACAGTTTATAGTAGACAACATAGAACCACTAGCAACAGGCTTAGGCGTGCTTGTAGCGGCATGGGGTGCATACAAAGTAGCAGTTATAGCCGCAACAGTTGCAAGTAGTTTCAATCCAATTATAGCCGCTGTAATGGCACTGGCCGCCGCAGTAGTGCTTGTAATTGCACACTGGGACGATGTTAAGTTTGCAGGACGAGAAGCAGTTAGACTGCTTGAATTAGGTGTAGTCAAACTTGCAAGTGCAATCCTAGATGGATTAGGTGGTGCTATATTCTCTGTCACAGAAGCATTTAGTGACTTTAAAAAGACAGCAGTAGCAGTAGCAACTGGTATTGCGGCCGCAATGAAGAATCCATTAAATGCCACAGAAGCATTCCAGACAGCATTTAACAAAACAATGACTGACATGTCTGCAGGCGAGACTGGTGCAGTCAAACCATTCACAGCAAGTCTAGAAAAGTTAGCAAAACGTGAAGAAGAATTAAGTGTTGCAACCAAGAGAACAACCACAGAAATAGCAAAACAAGCAACCGCAACAGAAGACGTCAATGCAGAAACTGAAGACGCAACCAAAAACATCAAAGATAATGTAACGGCAACCGACAATCTCAACAAAACAATTGATGAATACATCAAAGGTTTGAAAGACAGTGGTGTTGAATTAGCAAAAACATCAAAAGAAAGAGCCACAGACAAGAAAATACTTGAAGAACAAGAAAAAGCCGCTAAAGCAGCCGGTGTAACACTTGCGAAACTCAGTCAAGATCAATTAGATGCTATTGAAAAGGTTGTAAGAGCCAGAGAAGACGAGCGAGACAAAGCACAAGAAGCCGCTGATGCAATTATTCAAGCAGAAAAAGACAAACAAAAAGAAATAGAACGCACATTAGACAGTGCAAATGAATTTGCGTTAGCCGCAACCGCAAATGCCGCAATATATCGTAAGCAATTAGAGATGGAAGGCGAGCAAGTTAAAGCACTCACCGGCTTGTATGGCACAGAGCGAGCAGTTGCTGAAGAATTATACAATTTTAATGTGCAGGCAGCAAATGATATTGCTAAACTAGAAGCCGCAGAACAAGACTTAAGGAAAAAAGGTGCTACTGACGAAGCAGATCAAGTTCTGCAGAAGATAGCAGACTTAGAAGCGGCTTATGCCATAGAGCGAACCGCAATTGAAGAGATTGCTAGAGCCAATTCAGAATACCAAAGAAGTTTTGCATTCGGTTGGCGTGAGGCTTATGCACAGTTTAGTGATGATGCTACAAACAATGCTAAGTTTGCAGGCGATGTGTTTAACACGTTTGCCACAGGCATGAGTGATGCACTGCCTGACTTTGCAATGGGCGGTAAATTAAGTTTTAGTGATCTAGTAGACAGCATGAAGTCAACCATAGCAAGATTCCTAGCAGATAGAATAACACAAAAGTTTTTAAGTTTCTTAGATGAAGCAGTATTTGGAAACAGCCAAATGTCAACCATGCAAGCACCAGGCGGTGGTGGCGGTGGTGGAGGCGGCACATCAGGCGGAGGCGGCACATCAGGCGGCGGCTTTGGTGGTGCAGTCAAGTCAGTAGTAGACAAAGGCAAAAAGTTTATCAAAGGATTATTCGGCTTTGAGAACGGCGG